TAGTCTATACCATCTAAAATTACGGAGGTAAGAATATCTTCCATTACTGCATGACCTCCGGCAAAGATAAATTTGATACTTGTTCCCCTGTATTTCATTAAGGCTCTTGCTTCTTTTTCAGTAATATAATCAAAGACTATTGCTACCTTGTCAAAGGTGTTGTATTCAGCAGTTATCATTAGCCCTTTTATTAGTAAATCAACATCTTCTTGCGTTAATTCACCGTGAGCAAAAAAGGAGAATATGTCAATATAACCATATTTTTCAATCCATTCAGGAATTTCAGGGGCTTGTGGTATGTTTATAGTTGTCATTAAATATTCACCTTTCTCCTTAATCTGAATATAATTTAATTAAGTCATCTAGGGTATTTGTGTCGGCTACGAATTTATCTTCCCTAATTCTTTTACATCTAGGGAATCTAAGACCATAGTTTCCTTTTTCATCCATTGACACTAAATCTGCTGAAACTTCTAAAACTGTTCTTGGAAGCAATTTGTAAATTCCACCAGAAAAATCCTCAACATTTCTTCGTAAAGAAACTGTCATTTCGTATAACTCATCATCCGAAAAACCTGTTCCAACCCAACCAACGGGGTGAAATCCGGTTTCAGTTTTAACACCTATATTGAATGAAGCAAACACATTAGATTTGTTACCTTGACCGTATTTAGCCGCTATGATAGCCACATCTAATTCAATGCGAGGAGGCTTGTATTTAGCCCATCCTGCGCTTCTTTTACCTGCTTCATAGGGTAAGGTAGTATCTTTGATAATAACGCCCTCAAAACCATCGTTAATGGCTCTATTATAGAATGCTATAACATCACCACCAATTTCCATTCTGTGTGCTTGGTCGGGTAATTTTTTCATATATTGTAATCTAGTAAGATACTCTAAATCCATAATAGTCTTATCTCCCATCTTGAGGCAATCAAATATAACCCACTTGACTTTAACCTTCTCTCTTGCTTCTGCATGGTTTTTAGAATGAACTCTTGTCCCCATTAGTTTGTGTTCAGCAGGTGAACCATCATCATTAATTGGATATATCTCACCATCAAGAATACAATCTACATCATACTTTCTAACTCGCTCTACAACATCTTGAAACTGTGGTGTAACAATAGAACCCTTACGATTAAAGATAATTACATTATCTCCTTCTTTGTGTATTTGGTATCTATTACCATCATACTTGTAGTCTACAATCTTATTCTCCGGCCACTTATTCATAGGGACATCTTTCGCTAACATTGGTTTTACAAAAGAACCGTGTGATAAATTCATTGGAGGTTTCTCATTCATTTCATAATACTTTACAGCATCAGAGAACGAGTTAAAGTTTAGATGAGATTTTACATCCGTTGCCTTTAGTTTGTAGTGTCTTGCCAATATCTTTTTCAATTGTCCTTCTCCCATATTATTTCTAGTCTTTCTAACTAAGAATCTAAAGAACCATTTTCTCTCAATGTCGGACATTGTAAGAACCAATTGTCGAATAGTATCAAAAGAAGAACCGGAGGACTTAGAACAATCTAGTTGAAGCGCATCTAATACTTGTTTTAGAGTAAGATTAGAGGCTTCTTTAGAAATCTCTAAGAAATAAACAGCACTACCTATGTCACCATAATTAGATACTGCTCTAGTAATCTCTTCATCAAATAATCTAAATATTTTAGCGACCCACTTTTCTACCTTAGCCTTGCCTATGTTATTTTCTTCTAGGTCTAGTGAAAATAACTTGAATAGATTTGACTTATTCTCAAAGTGAGACAATTGATTTGCTACTAATACTACTTGAGTAGAAGGCACTATTTTTTCTGTTTGCTCTAGTAGTCTGCAAACTGTTATCCACTTATCAGTCACTCTTCTTCCCCCAAAGTGTCTACTACTGATAGTAGTCTAAGAAAATTAGACATCATGTTTTGAATCAATTCAACTTCTTGATATCTGTCTTTTTCTAAGAAACGATGCATCAAATGTATTAGGGTTGCTTGTGTAACAGGAGGACTTACTTGTGCTAGTTTATTATTAGCATAGATTTCCCAATAGCAAACAAATGTTGCTCTTGCTAAGTAGTTGCCTTTTCTTACATCAATCCATCCTTGATTGAAATGGTCTAATGCTAGACCAGTTAGTTTTTTCTTGAACTTTAAAGTCCAATTATCAAATTTCTTATTGTTATTGCATATTAAATATAATTTATTAAAATCCATTGTTCTCACTATCCATTGCTTTTCTCATTGTTAAATAGAACTTACCAAAATGTAATTCGATATGTTCTTCTGTCATTCGACAACCCCTGCCGGAGTTTGGTGGCACTTTCATGTTATTTTCTAAATAACAAGAAAACAAATCTAATATTTCGTGTGCCTTCTTAGAGTATTCCTCTAATGCTTTAGGCGTGTGTTGCCTAAGTTGATTTGCTTTCTCTAAACTTCTCTTCGCAAACTTCTTGCTTATTCCTTTAGTTCCCGTCATCTAATTCACTCCTTAATATATTTAGAAGAGTCTTAGCCTCTTCCATGTTTAGCCTAATGCCTTTATTAGTTGGTTTATCGTTTCTAAACCAACGAATATCCATAACTTCTATGTTCCAATAGACTCCTCTTTTTACTAAGACTTCTTGTGTTGCGTCTCTAATTACTCTTCCTACTATTGGCATTTCACTCACTTAACCACCCCTGCTTGAATGTATCTAGTTCCTTTCTAGAAGTAAAGTATCTAGGCGTATCTAGTTCGTCTAATCTGTTTACTACCCAACAAGCCCCGCCCAAAGAAGATATTTGGACTATCTCATATTGACCGTTATTCACTTGTATTACTTCTTTCGTATTTATTTCAGGAACTAAACCATATTTCTTTGTAATTTCTCCTGCAATATCATGTATATTCTCAACAACATACTTTATGATGTGCGCTCTTTGAATAGGTATCTTCGGTGCAACATCTATCTTTAAAGTCCCTGTCATATTACAAACAATACATTTGTTTCCTTTACAAATAGGACACTTGATTTGTGATTTATGAGGCGCAGGTAATGTTACTGTTATTGCTTTCTTTTTCATTTTCCTTCACCCTCTAAGCAAACCTTACACTTACCATATCTTCTAGCATAATACTTAGTCATATCTCTCCAACAAGTCGGACACTTCAATTCTATTCCTCCGGTAATAATACGGCTACATCAGTAGAGAAGAATAATTGAGCGATAGACATAGCGGCTAAGAAACTGCTCTTAGTTACCTTTACAGGGTCGAATACTCCCGCTTTTGATAGGTTCTCTACTTTATTAGTTAGAGCATTAAATCCATTACCTTTGGCAATATCCTTTCTAACCTGCTTATCCTTAATTATAGCCATCAAGTCGTCTCTTCCGCTATTTTGTAATAGAGTTAAGTAAGGTGATTGTAACGCTTCTTTGAACCAATTATATCTAGAAGGTATGGTATCGCAAGCCTGAATTAAGGTTAGACCTCCACCAACGACAATTCCCTCTTCTAAAGCGGCTTTAGTAGCATTAAGAGCATCGTCTAATCTTTCTTTCTTTTCTCTCATTTCTATAGTTGAAGATGCACCAACCTTAATGGTAGCAATACCTCCTTTAAGTCTAGCAATTCTGCTCTTTAGTCTAGCGGCTCTATGTCCTTTTATGTCTTCTAAAGTTTTAGCCAGTTCTTGAATTCTATTTTCAACGGCTTCTTCTGTCCCGCTAGTTCCAATAAAGGTTGTTCTTTCTTTTGTTATTACTACTCTATCACAAGTTCCGAAAGACTCATCAACAAATATGGTTGGGTCGTCTTTTACTTCTGAAGCAAATACCTTTCCTCCGACTACTGTTTGTAGGTCTAGAAGTTCATCTAATTGTTCATCACCAAAGTTAGGTGCTAGTATTGCTGAACATTGAACTGTATTATTTATGATATTCATAAGTAGATTATTCATGGCTGAACTTTCTAGTCCTTTGCATAGGATTAGAAGTGGCCTACCTGCTTGACTAGCATACTCTAACATAGGTATTAAGTCTTTGAAAGCGTTGAAGGATAGATTAGATAAGAAGATTATAGGGTTTTCATATACCACCTTTCCACCATCTGTATTGCACATCAAATGGCTTAGATATCCTTCATTGATTTCCATTCCCTCTCTTAATACTAATTCAGTTTTATAAGAATTAGATTCCTCTACTGTTATTATTCCACTCCTTCCAACCATACCTACTGCTTCATTAATTAGAGAACCCATTTCACTATCATTATTAGCGGCTATGGTGGCTACATCTAGAACATCTGTATCTTTTACTTCTTTGGCACTGTGCATTAGATTCTTAACAATAGTATCTCTAAGTTCATTAAGTGTTTTGTTGAAGGAATGAACATCTTTTACATCTGCTTCTAGCATTTTATGACATATGGCTTGAGCCAAAACACAAGCGGTTGTTGTTCCATCACCGGATTCATCTTGTGCTTGACTCGCTAAGTTCTGCACTAGTTGTATTCCCATGTTAATATAAGGGTCATCATCACTAATGTATTTAGTAATAGTAACTCCATCATTAATTATTACAGGAGGCTTACCTTCTAGAATAACAGTTTTTGCTTGTGGGCCAAGTGTAGGCTTTACTGTTTCTGCTACTATATCTATTCCTTTCAATAGTTTTTCTTTTACTTCTGCTCCTTTAATTATCATTCGTCATCCTTCTCCTGTATTATTGCCATTACCGCATTTTTGTGAACCATGAAATAATCACCATAGGTATGTTGTTCATGCTTTTGTGAAAACAAAACACGCCTTCCTATAATTTTTTTATCTGCTGAATCTACTACTAATCCAACATTACCTGCATCAATCATTAATCCACTTGCTAGTTTCTTTGTTGTTCTTTCCAAGACAACCCAATCTCCATATGCTTTCATTCTTCTTCACCTCTTCTATTCCAAACTTGTGTTTCTTCATATTCATTGTCATGAAAAATATCTAGTGCATTAGGTCTATTTTGAGTCCAATGACCATAATGTTCTACTCCGCCTAATACATAGGCTTCTTTCATAATAGGTTGCCAAACTCCAACAGTTCCTATATCTGTTCCACTAAAATAAGCAACACCGAAAGGATGAGTATGAATCCAACATTCAACAGGTAGTTTCATACCGACAGGATTTATTTGAAAGTCTACATATCCTGCTGTTCCGGTTGAGACATGAATATCTCTATTAGCATCAATGACAACTTGAACTTCTAGATGAGGCAGAATCTTAGTAGAAGCATGCCAAATAGGTTCAAACAATTCTTTGATGTTCTTTGCCTTATCATAGTTATCTATGATATGCCTCTCAGCCAAAAATCTCTTTTCCTTTAGTTCTTCCATCCACTTCTCATACGAATTATCATCATTATTTATTTTATCAAAATACTTATCTTTTATCTTACTCATACATTCACCACCTTAAAGTCGCATACTTCTTCATCATTGAAGTATCTTTGAATCCATTGTGCGCCCA